CACAATTGGTGTACACTATAAGAGTGGAGATCAAACATTGCAAGCGGTGTGGTCGTGACTGGTGCTTTCGAGGATTCGGGAGGCCGCTTCGGTGTGGGAAGTGCAAGACGCCGTACTGGGATGTGGAGGTAGGTAATGCAGGGATACGCGACGGAGTTGGAAGAGTTGATAGCGGCGGAGGACAGGATAACCGAGCAGTCGGTGAAGGCTTGCCAGGGAGACGTGGTTCTGGGCAGAGAGTTGGCGCAGCGGGTGATGGCGCGAACGGAAAAGGAATCCAGAAGGGTGCGGGGGATCGTGAGACAGATGTTGCCGGAAGTTCAGAAAGCGTTGGTAAGGTATCACGTGGGCGCGTAGCTCAACTGGAAGAGCATTCGGCTCGGCCTGCTCACGCGGTTGGTTGCAAGTGTGGTATGTGTAAGATTTTGGCAACAAACAAGTCCTGACATTTACGGCGTATTTAAATACAATTTAAGTATGCCAAAGACGAAAGAAATGAGGAGCAATCGCCATGAATGAATTACTGCAAACGCTAACGCCAAAACAGGCAGGAAAATACGTGGGAATCAGCGAAGCCTCGCTGAGGCTGTGGCGTGCTGGGGGCCGAGGGCCGCGCTATTTCAAGGCGGGCGAGAGATTGATTAGGTATCGCCGCGCCGATCTCGATGCGTGGATTGAGGCCCGCTTGAGCGCTCCGCAAGTCGCGGGGGTTCAATGAGTCCGGCAGAGGCCACGCGGCGGGCTGTACCGGAATGAATTTTGGGCTGCAAGTGTTATTGGCTGCATACCCGGCTCTTACCCGGATGGTCAGGGTTCGACTCCCTGGCGGCCCACCAAATTTGACGTGTTCGCTGTGTGGTCAGCAGCAGGGGAGGGTGAATTGAGAGCCAAGCGTCAGGAGTGGATAGACGAGTTCCTTTCCCGGTATCGCCGGGGATTGATGGCGTTGAAGGTGTTGCGGTGGGAGTTGGAGGGAAAACGATGAGCAACAAGATTGTAGTACCGAAAGAGATGTGGATTGCAGGATTCAACGCCACCATAACAATTGCCGACCGTGGAGAAGCAACAACAAAATGCCTTGAAGCGGCTCTGCGCTGGCTGTCGGAGAACCCGATTGTGCCGACAACAGGAGATGTGCTTGGGCTGCTTCAGGAGCGTGTGCTGTCGGGGCGCCTGTCAGAAGAGGAATACTGTGGCATTCCCGCGACAACCATCAAATGCGTTATGCGAGAGTGGCAGCGCCGTATGTTCCTCGCGCCGGAGCCGGTATTCGATGCGACTCTAGGTGGGGCACTATTAGGCCGCACATTCACTCGTGAACAGGCTAACGCTATAAAGAACATCATCGACACGGCGGTGCATGGATGAAGCAAATCTGCTCAAAATGCAAGCACACGATCCGGCGCACAGAGCGTTGGAAGCACGTCTACACCAAGTTCCTCTGGTTCTTTACGCGAAAGCACGTCGAGCATCACAACTGCCTGCACCCATGTGATGGTCCGGTGAAGACAGTGAAGCGGTTGGCCGGCGAAGTGCCCTTGCCGTTTCCCGTCACCACAACGTACACCTACTTCAACAGTGAGACAGGGCAGGAAGCACAACCCACTCCAGCACAAGAACTAGCGAGGATCGACTGATGGAAAACGAAATCATCGAAACGAAGATGCACCAACCTGCTTGCCCCAAGTGCGCCCATGAGCCACTTGAGTTCGCCTGTAACGTAGTCAAGACTCATGCTGGACACTTGATCGCCGTGATCTGGTGCGGGGCGTGCGGGTATAGTCTGAACGTGCAGTTCGTGGGCATGGACCAACCCAAAGAAGAGAAGCCCGTGTTGGTTATGAGGCCGTCGTGAGGAGTATCATCAACCCATCCCGCAACTGCGCAAAAGAGTGGAAGACTTGGCGCAAGGAGCGCGGATGGACGCAGCGGGAGATGGCTGATGTTCTGGGCGTCTCCCTCAGAACGGTTAGAAACGTGGAGTTGGGTTGGCATCCACCTTGCTTGAGTTCCCGGCTCAAAATGGAAGAACTTCAAAAACGCTACCGGGAAGCGAGAGAATTGGAGAACTATGGCATCCGCGACGCAAGTTGTTCCACAGCCACTCAGCGGGGAAGAAATCCGAAAAGGGATAGCCTCCCGCATTTCCTCAGAGGTTCCCGAAGAACACGCCGAAGCAGTCAAGGAGATTGTGTACCTGGGCCTGGCCGCGACGTGTTCGCTGGAGTCAAGCACAGCCTACTCGAAGTTCAAGGCGTCGTGGAAGTTGGCGTTTTCCGCTCCTCGTGTACCAGCCATTGACGGAATGAACAACGGTCTTGCCGTGTGCTGGTGGGTGGACTACGAACTTGACGACTTCGGACGAATCACTAAGGGAGGAATCGGAGGCAACACTTCCAACTCAAAGTTTCGCATCTGCAATCAACTTGCCGTCATGGAATTGCCTCACATTGAAGGAGAGATTCCAGAGGTTCCACCTGACCGCTTCCGCCGCGAGACAAGCCAGCCGATCCCCAAGCCAAGAGAACTAAAACAACCTGACCCGCAACAAAGTTCGCTTTCACGGGCGGTTCGTGGTCAGGGAAAACGGAGGGACGTGTGACCCCAAGACAGCTTAACCGTCTCATTGGAATCCTCGACCGGGCTGTGAAAGTCGCTGAACGTTGGGCTGATAAGGAGTACCCTCTTGCCAGTGAAGAAGAAGCCACCATTTCTCGTGTCGGCGACAGGCCGCTCCCTCAAACCGAAGAAGAGTACAAAGCCTTCGAGCCAGAAGTCGGTCGTTTTGAGAAAGCCTTCCTCCCTCGCGCCTAAGCGCACGGCTGCAATCATCATGCGCCGACTTGACATCGACCCCAAGACGGTGGCCCTCATGCCTACCGAGCCAGCAGAGATTCTGACGCGATGCTTGGGTGGGAAACGCAAAGACTTCCCTCGCAAGCAGGTGTTTGCATACTGCGCGGCATCCACCATGCCCGTCTGCCGAAAGTTCCTCGATTCCATCGGGACCATCGGTAAAGTTGATCTGGCAATGCTTTCGTTTGAGGCGATGTGCGTCAAAGCCGCGGTAAGCCCCCTGGAGATGCTTGGAGCCATCCTTATGTCCGCCAAGTCGCTCAAGGCAACTGAGAGCGCCCTGAAAGTAATTCTGGCACACCCTGACGTGATTGATACAACCGTCGAGACAGCAAAGATTTCCGGACCCGCCGGATACTCTGACCGGAGGATGCTGCATGAGACGGTTGGGTTCCTTCCAACTAAAAAGGGTGGAATGGAAATCAATATCGGGCTTGGCCGTCCAAAAGAAGATGACGAGGAAGAAACGGACGCGGATGATGCGTGGAGTGAGGTGTTTCCTCCTCTTGGAAACAAGATTCAAGACTGGTCGGAGAACAAGCACAAGTTGCTGGAAGGTGGTAAGTAGACTTGTACTCTGAAAAAATTGTCGAACTCACGATTCGAGACTTTGAACGCAGAAATGGGTGGGAGCCTGTCTTCCATACCGTAGATGAGTGCGACGAAAAAGCTGAATACATTGAAAGCACACAGGAAATTGCATCCTCTAAGGGTGGATTACGGCGTGGATGGTTTTGGAAAGATGGCAAGGCTCCTACAGAAAGAAGAGTCAAGGAAATCGAGCGGTGGGTCGAAAATGAACGGTTCCTTTGCTTTGCTTCCGCTGAGTATTTTGTAACTCGCTATGCCTACATCCGCGCCGCCAACACCCGGTTGGTTCATTTTGACTTCCGCATTGCCCAGCGAATCTACCTCTCGTTCCTGGCCGAGTGCGACGATCAGCAAATAGCCATTCAGCTTTTCATTCTCAAAGCTCGACAATTAGGTGTGTCCACCGTCACAGCATTGTTCTTTATGCATAGGATACTTGAGGTAGCCAACACCTATGCGATTGTGGCTTCGGTGCAGGTTGAACAATCTAAAAAACTAAAAAACATGATGGACACCTGCATGGACAAGCTCCCATTCTGGCTCAGGGTGGGGCAGACTTCCACTAAAGCAAGTGAGCCAAAATGGGCGAATGGTTCTCGTCTCTCTGTCCAAGCAGGAGCGCAGGAAGTAGGTATCGGACAAGGAGACTCACCTTCCTGCCTTCATATTTCTGAGCTTGGCGACTACACGAACCCGAAGCACACGCTCGATGAAGGGTTGTTCCCGGCCTGTCACCAACTGCCATCTCTGTTCATGGTTCTTGAGGGAACCGGCTCGATGTCTACTACGTGGCAAAAGGAAAGTTGGGAACTCTACTCGTCAGGTAAGGGAAGGTTTACAGCATTCTTCATCCCCCCGGCCTGTGCGACTGACCTTTACCCTCCAGAGTCGTTCCTGAGACAGCACCCCGTTCCTGAGCCGTGGGATAGCTTCGTGACTGACCGTACCCGCAAGATGCGGCGACGGGGAGAGTTGTTTATTCGGCAGACTCCGTACCTGTCAAAAGTATTAGGCCGAAAATGGGAGATGCCGAAAGAGTTTCAGTGGTTCTGGCAATGTGGGTACGAGGAGGCGGTAGCCAAACACGCTGAGCGGGAATTTCTCGCGGCCAACGCCGTCACCCCGGAAGACGCCTTCCAATCGAAAGACGATCCGATTTTCACGCACGAGACAATCACTCTGGTAACGGAAGCGAAAGAAAAAGCTAACCTTGCCTACGCGATAACCGGGCGAACGATTCTCATGGGAAACGACAACCAACCCTACGAGCCAAATCCAGTAGACGTGAATCAGGATGAATCGACGATAGTTCTCGACTGGACCGGATTGGACGACAACGAGTACCGATGGAATCTGGTTCCCTTGAAGCAGTTTGATGACTCGACAGACGAGGCTTGCTTTGACAAGTTGATGATCTTCGAGGGGCCGCAACCAGGAGCCGATTACGCGATTGCCATTGACACGGCGGGTGGTCTTAACAAGCCAAACGAGGATCGGGCAAGTTTGAAGGTAATTAAAAACGGAGGCAGCACGGAGCCTACCGTGGAGGTAGCTTCATTTGCTTCCATCCGCGTCAACTCTCCGCAAATGTCGCGCATCGCCGCCGCTATCGCTGTTCTCTATGGGACAGATGGAAGCGGTCACATCACCTCGGCGAATCAGCAGGTGGTCAAGTTTATCATCGAGCAGATTAGAAAGCGCGGTGACGAGTGCCAAAGCCAGTTGAAGATTATGGGATTCCTCGACCACCACATCATGCTCCGCATCGACAAGAAAGGGAACGTCTTGCAGAATAGCGGACATCAGGAGGGCTGGTACACCCGCGACTACAGCCGGTCCTACCTGTTGGAAAGATTCGTGGATGCAGTCAATACCGGATGGCTGATTCTGAATGACCCAATCGTAATCAGGCAGCTTGCCACGTTCGTCAGAAAACAATCGTCAGAGGGAAAGTATGAGATGGTCCACCAGACAGGTCAGCACGACGACGCAATCTTCGCCGCCGCCTTGGGTTGGACGACATTTCACGAACTTGAAAACTCCGCGCAGCGTATTCAAAGCCGGTGGCCTCTGACCAAAAAAGTCAAAGAGGCGGTCGATTTGTGGTGCGACCGGAGTATGCTTGTGGATTCAGGAAGTAGTTATTCTTTGCCTTTAGGGGCGTAAAGGGGGTAATGTATCAACATGGGAAACGTGCAACTGTGCGGCAAGGAGCGGACGGTAGTCTACCGGGAGCTTGGTTCTTCCAGAATACTCGGATTCGGGATTGAGGGCGCCCCACCGATCAACTGTTCAGAGGGGCTGCGCTACGAGACAATCACTGTATTCCATGCCCACGAACTCGACCGCTTCATGGACCAATACCGTGCGCAGCACATCCGAGACGAGGAGCAAGCGGCTCTCGTAAGGTTGAATCGGGAGCGTTCTTTCCGACAATCCAATCGAAGTGCAATTATTGCACGAAACGCGCATCTTGACCCGTTCAACCGGGCGGTCAATTTGAGGATGCTCGACGCTCAGGATAAGATGTATGAGGAGACGCTTTCCCGTAGAATCAGGGCAGTTCCCCGGCTAGCAGCGGAGATGTACGAGGCTGGCGGTGATGACACGAGGATCGTGAAAGATGCAATGAAGGGGTCAATGTGAGACTGGAAGAGCCAGAGCGTCAATTGTCGTGGCAGGCTGGCTGGCGTAAAAAGCGTCGTGCTGACATGACTACGCAGGAGCGAGAAAGACTCCGCGAGGCCAAACGGAAACTTCGGGCCAGAATGACCACGGAACAGAGAGAGACGGAACGTATTAAAAGCAGGGAAAGTAAGTTCCGTCGGTACCATGACCCAGATTTAATTGAAAAACTAAGAGAAAGAAGCAGACTGTGGGCGCAGAATCTCGCTCCGGACAAAAAGGAAGAAAGAAAGAAAAAGCAGGCTATTCGGGCCAAGGCGAGACGCGATAGCATGACCAAAGAGCAAAGGGAGGCTGAGAACGCATATCAGCGAGCATGGAAATCTGCTTCCGAGGAGAGGAGAGATGCTTCCCGCCAGAAAAACCGCGAATGGTACGCCACTAGAGACGCAGAACAGAAACGTCGCAAAAATGAGATTGAGAAGGCGCGGCTTTCCGCTAGAGATGCCGAACGAAAGGCGCGGGACAAGGCGGTAAAGGCTGAATGGAAGCACTCCCACAGAGAAGTGAGCAGGGCGGTTAATCGTAAGCGAAAAGCTGCTGCTAGGGCTGGGGGAAATTTTACGGCTCAAGAATGGACGGAACTTGTCGAACAATGCGACCATCGGTGTTTATGCTGCCAGAGACGGGAGCCAGAAATAACGCTCACCGTAGACCACATTGTTCCGGTAAGTAAAGGCGGATCAAACACGATTGAAAATCTCCAGCCGTTGTGCGGTTTGTGTAATTCTAAGAAGGGTACTTCGATAATCAGATACGGGGTGCTGAATGCTGCATGACGATGAAACAAGAGTGCTGAGCTGGCAGGCACCGCCCCGTGAAACGGACGGCTCCCAACTAAAGGGATGGATGGACGAACTGGTTCAAACCGGCGATTCATGGGTCCAAGGACAGCCGGGAATCGCCAATCTCGACAACGACATTCAGCTTTTGATGGGGACCGGCCAGAACCGGGATATGCCCTCGAATCTCCTCCAGCCGGACATCCGCTCTTTCGTTGAGACCATTACAGACCTTCGCCAGATCGCCACAATGGGATCAAAGGCGCAACAGGCAAAGAAGACCATTGCGCTCTACAATGATATTTTCAAGTTCGTATTCTGGGATTCACTCTACATCCCCAACACACGCAAGGCTCTCCAGTGGGCCATTTTAGGCCGTGGGTACAAGTGGCAGAAGTTTGGGCGCAACAAGTTTGGATGGGGAAAGCCGAAGATCATCTTCGAGTCTCTTGGTCCGCGCGAGTTTCTTCCTGACCAGATTCCCCACAATAACGATATTGGCGGATGCTATGCCGGCACGATTGTATATCCGATGGGGATAGCCGAGGCTCATGCCCGCTTCCCAAAATTCCAAGAATGGCTCAAGCCGATCTCTCAATACTCGTGGTCGAAGTACGGATCACTAGGAATGGCGCGGCGCTACGACTTCTACGACCGGCACAGGTTTCAAGGCGACGGCGACTGGCCGAACAAGTATATTGAAATCCGCTACCACTTCATTCACGATCTCAGAATCAACGATACCGGCTACACGCAGCCAATGGGCGTCAAAGGATCGACGTGGGGATATGATGTTCCTACGCTGGGCGACTTGATTGTGAGCGTAGACCCAAACAACGGGTTGCCAAGGTCAAGAACTGCTGAGATTGCAGACTGCCGTATGTACCCTCGGATGCGCCTGGTCATCACTTCACCATCCTGCCCGTTCCCGATGTACGACGATACAGCTTTCGATATGC